ATGATCTCTATATTTGCCTTTATTGCTTCTATGGCTTCAGCTGACAATACGCCATCAATGACGTACTTACCTAATACTGTGTCATAATAGATGCGGTCAACATAGTTCCCTAGACCATCACCAGATTGTAATGAAATTGTATCAGCATAGTAGAGAGCTCGCGCCTTCTTATCTGCTTTGACAATCTTAAAACCGGATGAATTAAGTGTTACATTGCCGTCATCGTTTTCCACTGTTAGGCTTTCTGACAATCGAATCTTTCCTGCATTTATCAAGTCTGCAGTAAATCCATCCCCGTTACCAAATGTCCTCCAGTCCCAATCACCGTTTTCCTTCTTGCTATTAGCAATGGCAAACATACCGTTTACTATGGCCATGGCTTTGGTAGGATTCTCAATGCTATCCACCCATACATCACCATAGTCATGCATAACCACTTTCTTTAGAAGCCCTAGTTCTACTTCAGTCTGCAGCTTGGCAATTATATTTTCCAGCCATGCTGCTTTCACTTTGCCCTGTGGTGTTAAGAGACTATTCACTTGGCTCCTGGTCTCAGAAAGCTTTACAAACAAATTACCGATATTGTTTTTGAAGTTGGCCAGAACCACAGTAGACCGTATTGGCTCGTATGGATAGTAGTCGTATTCCATGATTCTTGCATTGACATCAACATTCAGGTCCTCATCGACAACTCGTGCTGTATCACCTAAATCAAAGGTTTCAAATCTATAGTCAGCAAGCTTCTTGAGCTCCACAACACCAACCTGGTATGTGATTAGTGGCTTATCTATTCCGTCTTTATCAGCTGTTGAAAATTCTTTTAGTGCCTTAGCTTTTAACTCTGCTGGGTCTTCTATATCTCGATAATCAATGTGACGCGTATGATCATAATCGTAATTGTTTATATAGGGACTGTCTAAATATGCGTCACCATCGTTAACTGTTGTTATATCAAGATCATCAACTCCATAAGGGTATAATCTAGTTGTTAAGCCCCTTGTATCTGTCATTTTCTTGATATCTGCATTGTTCTTTCCTGTACGGAATTGTACGCCGTTGTAATTGCCTCTCCTGGCTTTCAGATGTATAATCCAATTGTCCCTTACAAGCTCACCACCCACATTCTCAATAAGTTTGTTGGTGATTGCTGCAGGATTCGTTTTGCTCATCATGATATCTGTATCAGCCAGGGAAGCATCTACGGATCCAACTGTGAATCTGGTATCAGCAAAGGCTGCTTGCAATATTGCTTCAGGTGTGACCCCTATCATTTCAAAATTAGGTATGAACTTGCAGTCGTTGGCATCATACCAAACATGCTCACATTGGATGTTAGATGTCAGTTTCCCAACACTATCGCGTGTCTCATCAAAGGTCCTAATACGGAACAGCTTGTTATCTACTTTTATATAGTTTTCTTCCTGAAGATGTTGCCACTTACTATCACTTCTGGGCAAAATTAAAGAGAGTATAAACTCTCCATTAATTACTTCCCTTATTTTTGTATTGCTGGCATTCTCAAGGACTGCTAATCCCATACTGACGAATTCTGTTTCAAATTTGCTATATACTATTGGATAGTTCAAACTATCACCACCTTATAGGTAAACATATCTAAATGATATTGTAGCTGTGCAATTCAAGTCTGTGCCGCTAATCTGCAGTGTATTGGATCCACTAACCAACTCTAGAAAGCTCCCAAATAAATTATTGTTAACATTAATAGCCCCATCTTTAACTGCAATCATCTGTTCGAAATCTATTTCCAGTACCGCATCGATTATAGCAGCATTGTACGTCAATGTTTTTCCATTTGCTGAAAAAACTATATTGGTGAAGGATCCTTCTATATCGATTATAGGTCTTACATAGGTTCCTAGATTGTTAATCGCAATATCTGTTGGTCCATTTATAACAAATTCTTGATTAAATACTTGCGTTGAATATGCAAAGGGACTGCATTTGAACTGTACAGTAAACCTTCTCACACTTGTCAAAAGGTTTTCTAAATCAAGTTTATTTACTACCTTGCCTATCCAGTACTTGTTAGGATCATCATCAAAACTAAGCTGTCTATCTCCACAGGAGAGCCATGCAGCTATTGCATGAGCCTTCGTTCTAACATCGGCCATACTGATTTGTCTGAAAGCAAACTCTACTTCAAAGACAATAGCTTTATACTTGATACGTCCATCTGGATTAAAACCGGAGTAATCATACTCTCCATCACATCCAGGTAGCTCCTCAAATGCAAGCTTAGGCTCAGGAAGGATGGGCCTGTTCTTTGATATCATAACAAGCCCAAAATCTGTAAAGGAATGTTTTCCGTTAAATACTATTCCCTTCATGCTATGTTACCTCCCCATATGCGAGCTGAGTTCACCGCTGTATCAAACAGTTCTTTAGTATAATCCACTGCTTCATCTTTGCTATTTATGATTTTATCACCATAATCATTGACGTTTACAGTTACACCCTTTTGATTTAGTTTATTTGTAGAACCTACACTATTACCACTAAAAAGTTTAGAGGGGTCTAGTTGCAAACTATTCATTATCTTGGAATATTCCTCCGCAAAGGTTTTCAGTTTAGCAAGCCCTTGTTTCATCAAGCTATCATTGTTTGTATCAAATAATTTAAACATGCTGAGAAGCGAATCTCCAAAGGTATTAGTTGTATCTGTCATTATTGAATCTGATTCTTTCGCAAACTCAGTTGCAGCTGCAAGCATTTCGTTTTGGGATGTTTCTAAACTATCTTTTAATGACTTATATTTTTCCTGGTTGTCAGTTATTTCTTTTTCAATAGCCTCTTTTCTGCTTGCCTTTTCTTCATCTGCTCTGTCTTTTTCACCTTCGCGGTTTAGTTGCTTAATATCCTCTTGTATCTGCTTAAGCCTATTTTTACCTTCTTCCGTTGCAGCATTTAGATACTTTTTCTCTTGTGCATATAGGTTATTAAGCTCTGCTTTTCTATCACCGGCTCTGAGTTTATTTTCCTTTTCGGCATATTCTTTATCTAGAGCTTTTAGCTTATTATTAAGTACTTCTTTCTCTTGATCTTCTTCCCAGTCATACTGTTTACGCTTTTTATCGATATAATCATTTACAGATTGTTCAACGGCCGACTTCTTAACTTCAAATATTTTGCGTTCGAGGTCTTTAATAGTAACTAACTCTGATGCATATATCTTGTCTTTCTCTAACTTTTCTAGCTTTGTATCCTTCATGCGCTCGTTAAGATAATCTTTATGATATTTTATCATCCGTTCATAGGCTGCTATTTCTTCAGTTCCTGAAAGATCACTGTAAGCCTTTTTATCATCAATCCAATTGAAAGAAGCATCGGTTCTATCCTTGATGTTTTGTTCAATAGAATCTAGATAATCCTCATTAGCCTTTTTATCTCTCTCAAGGAGAGCTTTTTTAGCTTCATAAAGCTTTTCTTCCAAGTCCATCTTTTCATCTGCAGTCCTGGCATGCTTCTGAAGAATTAAATCGAGAGTCGTTACTTCATCTTCTAATGTTAACTGATCCATGCGCTTTTTATGTTCCATGACCTTCAGCGCACTTTCCATAGCTTTGTTTTCATAAGCTGATGTGGTGTATTTGCCTAAGTCCACAGGCTTGATACCAGTTATATTATTTACTGTAGATTTTGCTAGTGCATTCAGAGCATCCAGGGCACTTGTATCTCCATCAATCAATGCTCTTTGAGCAGCAATCTCTGCAGTAATCCTAGTAAGTCTATTCAGTATGATTGTTGACATAGCTCCATCTTCAATCATTATGTTTCTGGCTGCTTCAAGTGCTGCAATCTTGGCTCTCGTCACTTCAGACTCAAGCTTTATTTCAGCGGCTGCTATTTTAACTTTATCCTGCAGGAGCTTCCACTCGTTGGTTACATTAGTATTCTCAGCTTTTGTTACTCCCTCAATCGCTTTTATTATTATTCCTGATGCGGTTGAGAATTGCGGAAACTGATCTGCAAGCTTCTGTTGTGCTTCGCGCCACTCACTAGAGCCCTTTGTTGCTTTATTATAAACATTAATAAGATTCTCTGTCTCGATAATGGATACTCTCTTTTGTGCTATATCCCTAGCAGCTGCATTCAGCTCCTCCATGGATGCTTGCTGTGCTTTTTTAAGAGCTTTTTCCTTCTCAGCAATTATCTTGGCAACAGTCTCTTCAGTTGCACCATAGGCTTTCATTTCTGCCTTAAGATTAGCAATATCCTTTGTGTATGCCTGTATTTGGATTTGGTTTTGTGAGTTGTATTTTATAACATCCTGCCTCGAGGAAGCAGGAATATCTTTTGATGCAGTTTTATATTCATTGTATTTAGCTGTGGCTTCATCATATTGCTTCGACAACTCTTTTAACTTATCAATCTTTTCCTGTTCACTTGCTACTTGTACGTCTGATATGCCTTCTTTGACAAGTCTATTATGTTCTGCAAGTGCAGCATTATATTCTTCAGTGGCTCTCTTAGCTTGCTGATTTTTAATTACTACGTACCCAATAACAGCAGCCAAAGCAACTAATGCTAAGATAACCGGATGTGCAAGAAGTCCGCTGAGTGCAGCATTTAATCCTGCAATAGCAGGTCTTAACAGCAAAGTAGCGGCCTTTAACGATGTGAATGCTGTTATCAAGCCTAAAGCTACTGTTATTACTATAGTTGATACACCTACAAGTGTTTGATTCTCTTGCACAAATGAGGTTATACTTTGTATCAATGGGGTCATGATTGCATATATTTCTTTCAATATAGGTGCTAGGGATTGTCCGAATGCCTGTGACAATTTTAAGGTTGCCGCTGCGTTTTGTGCTTGTGCTCCGGCAAGTTCCTTTGAATACTTAGCAGCATCACCAATCTGAAACCTTGTTTCTTTCATTATCCCAAGATACTCAGCTTGTATTTTTTCAGTTTTACTAAGCTCATTAGCTGTTTTTCCTACTGTTGCGGCGTATTCTTCCCACATCTTACTAACATTCTTTGTTACACCTGCATTATCTACTAATATGGAATTCTCATTTTTCAAACCTTCTGTCGCACTTTGTACTGCTTCTCCCATACTTAATGCTGCTTGTCTGCCAAATGCAGCTGAATCTTTTAAACTGGTCATGGTTGCTGCAATTTGGTCTTGGCCATACCCCCTGGAAGCAAGGTTCTTATATGCTGTCATTGCATTCGAAGCAGGAATTAAACCATCTTGAATATATAGTTCAATGAATTTTTGCGCTTGTTGAAAGTCTTGTCCAGTACCTTGGACGATACTTTTCAACCCAACAGAAGCACTATTAAACTGATTATATGCTTCAATTCCCTTCGTAATCGAACCAGCTATTTTGTAAAATGCAACACCAGCCACGATTGCTAATTTGCCATAATCATCACCAGTTTTTCTTACATCCTTACCATGTTTATTAAGCTGTTTTTTTACTTCATTTAGCCCTTGTTCCAGTGCTTTTGTCTGGAGCTGTATCCCGATAAGCAAATCACCTAACTTTGTTGCTTTTGCCATGGTTTCACCTTCTTTCACAGGTGTATTTGTATATCAACATAAAAAATAAACGCTCTAAAGCGTTTGTGTTAGCCGTTTTAACTGACTATATCCCCATCTGATTCCAATATACTTCTTCTGGTTTCTCTTTCGGTGGAAGCTTGGATTCTTCTTCTCTGCGCTTATTTACAATTGCTTGCCTTTTAAATATCGCGAAGGTTTCAGCAGGGTAATAATCTTCCATGATTGCTTTTTTGCTTATACCCATTTCTCTTGCAAGATTGATTATATCTTGTACCCAATATTTTTTATTTAGCATTTGTTCTTTTTCACATTTATCAGAACAGTATAATTCATCATCATCTATTACTGCATCGCAATTACTGCACTTGTTTACTTGTTGCTCAGAAGTTCCTTTATCTTCTGACTCCCCATCATCCTCCCCCTTAGCTTTTTGAAAAAATCCGTTAAATCGTTAAGCTCCCACATGGCTTCTAATATATCCATAGTCTCTTTGGGAGTAAGCACATTTAAAAGCGTTTCAAAGGGTATTTCAGTCAGCTCAGCAAGAAATCTTAAGAATTGCTCAGGTACATTGGCCATAAGTTTTCCTGCAAGTAAAGGAAGCATATCTACTGATATATTTTGGAACTGTTCCAGTATGTCATCAGGGTCCATTCCAGGGAAACAACCTTTAAGTATTACTTCTGGCATGTCCTGAATTGCATTTAAGGCTTTTATATAAGCCCCATTTGGCAGTTTTCTAATTTCAACACCGTGTATGGTCCTCTCTTGTGGAATTGATAATGTTGCTGCATCATTCGGTTTTTTGAATAAATCATCTAATCTCATCGGTTGGATCCTCCTTATTAAATCTATCTGTAAATTCTTTTAATAGGTCAATATATCCCAGCCTTATTCCAAGGCTTATTCTTTCATCACTGATAACAGTCTTTGTCCAATCCATAAGACCTTTAAATTCTTCCATGTCAAGTATTCTGATATCAACGTAAAACTTGTTTTCCATATTGCTTATATAGTGGGGTTCTCCTTTTGTGTCTAGCTCAACATATTGAATTTTATATTTTAATGGATGACATCCTTCTCCATCCTTTGTTTGGGCTTCAATTTTAACTTTTTGCAACCCTTTTCTGCGAACACCGTCAAAATAAACTTGCCCTGTTCCATTGCCTTCTTCATTGAAATATACAAATCTCGGAACTTTATCAAAGTTGATTGTCATACCTTTTTTATTAAAATCGACTTTCATTTTCTCATTCCTTTCTATTATTCAAGTTTATAAGAAGGGCATATTCAATCAAATATGCCCTTCTGTTTTATATGTTTTATGCTGGGAGTACTATTGTATCCAGCCAAGTAAGTGCTGCAGTGTCTGCGCCTTCCTTTTCAAGTTTAACTACATTGTCAATAATTCTGTTTTGCACAGAAAGCTCAATAGTAACAGGTGATATGTCGCCTGATTCACCCTTTGTCTTGTAGTCTGCTTTGAAGCTTGTTGCTTTCATGGATGATAACTGAACCATTAACCAAGTACCGTCAGACTGTAATACTTGGAATGCCATTGCTATTTCAGGAGCCTGTGCAATTGAAGTGTAAGTATATACGCTTGTTGGTATGTCATATTCACCGCCCTCAAAATATTCTTTGAGAGTAAGTGGACATTCAGCAAGCGTCAGTGTAGCTTTTACACCGTTAAAGTCAGAACCAGAATCAAATATACCGTCATCAGCATTAATCTTCCATTCCGTAACTTCAGGTGCAGCTGTGAATGACTGAGCACCCGATACTGCTATCTTAGCGCCTACTGTGTACCCTTCTGCATCATTCTTTGTTACTGGGAATATGCCTCTAATCTTAAAGCCTTTAGCTGCTTTTGCCATGATTTGTTTACCTCCTTATTTTGAGTAATAAAAAAACACCTTTGCAGGTGCTAGAGTACTTGTAATATTGAAAACCTTAAAGGTTTATGATAAATCTTTGTATCTTCAAGCCACTGATCTGGTGCAGCATCGTGGGTAAATCCCAAACCCCGCATCACCTTCTGAACTTGCTTTGCGATGGGAATTGTTGAACCTTTACTCCACACATCAACTTGGATCTCAATATCGTCTGCATATTCTTCATCGTCTGCAGATTCTGCCTCCGAGTTTGTAACTTCAAACAATGTGATGTATGGAAGTGTTGTGCTTGAATGAATAAGCCAATTTACTCGTTTATTCACGAGAGTTGTTAGGGTTGCATCAGCCTTGAGTGCAGCTATTACTTCATCAATTTTACTTATCATTCAAAGCCCATCTCCTTCCTCAAGCGTTCTATCACGAGTTTTCGTATTTTTGCACGACTCTTCACCAGTGTTGGACGCATAAAAGGCTGTGCAAGCATCTTCTGTGTACCAAACTCAACAAACCTGGCATAGAACTTATCCTCTTGCTTGAAATACTCATTTTCGGCTATTCCTACCTTTATACCAACTTTGCCTTTTCCGTGATATACCCAACCAATATCAATACTGTCTTTTAATGTACCTGGTGGATGAGGATATTTACCGGACTTTCTTCCAGTCGGTCCTGCAGCTCTCCCTCGTGCTTCCTTTTTGAGTATTTCAGCACCTTCTTCAAGTATGTTTCCTGCAGCAGATTCAGTATCAAGTATAAAAGCTTTTAGGTTCTTAGCAATTAACTCTTCACCTTCAAATTTAATACCTGATTTAAGCTTTATTGCCATTTACTCCACCACCTTGATTTCAAGAAAGAGATTTATATGTCTCATCTCCTCATCAATTGGGGGAGATAGTATTTCATAGACTGTATTGACACCCTTCCCAGAATACCTTACTCTCCATTTTGAGGTTAAGCCAGCTAAATACTTTATCTTAATCCATCTAGTTAAGGATGCATGCTCAGCTTCAGCTTGCCTGAATGCCTGTCCCTTAGGAGGCCTCACATCAAATGCAGTCCATACTGTTGCACCGTCAACATAGTTTATTAATTCAACACCGTCAACGATTACTGTCCCACTTGGAAATATCAGTGTTATCCTGCGGTCATATTTGCCGGTTTTAGTTTTCATGGCCACACCTCCTAAACTGGGACGATACGATCAGTCCACAGCAGAGTATAAAATGCCTGTGGGGTATCATCGCCATCTGGGTTTTCATATCTATGATCTGTATGGACAAGAATAGCTTGTTTTACCGTTTCAGGAACTTTACTTGCATCTGTATAACCTGCTTTAAATTGGAACTTCACAGCATTTATCTCTCTAAGAGTGATAGAAGGCCACGTTTTTTCGCTTTTGAAAGTTATTCTCCCTGGTTCTGAGTCAGCATCAACTATGAAATCAGTAATATTAATACTCACTTCAATACCATCAGCATCATAGAGTTTGACAGATACAAGGCTTTGGAGTGGTGGTTTAGGCATCTCAAGTGGCATTTGAGGGAAAGTATCAAAGCTTAATTCCCATGTTTGTGTGATGTAAGCCCTGTTTTGAAAGCTTTCAGCAGCTTCCCTTGCTGTTTTTAGCAGCTTAGATATGTTATTGTCGCTCTCACTGCCATCGAGTCTAAGATATTCCTTAGTTGCCTGCTCCTGTATTGTCACCGGTTCCGTTGTTGGTCCCGTTATTAACCTCAGTGCCATTTACCTCCCCGCCTTCCAAAGCTTTTAATGCTTCTAAAGCTTTTATTGCCTCCAGCGCTGCTTCCTTGCCCTTTATTTTTTCACCGTTAGGAAGAAGGTAATGTCCGCCACCAACATGAGTTAGTTCTTCATTGCCTATTTTAATATCCATTTTTTTGATAGCTTTTGAGGATTTGTCAACATACACGGCATAAGATCCATCGACAAGCTCTTTTGCTTTAGCTTCATCCTCATCATATATACTTCCAGCCATTTTACAGCCTTCAGGCCCCGCTGAAGTGGTTAGCATTTTTATTTTAATCAAGGTAACTCCTCCTTAAGGAGGGGCATTACTGCCCCGCTATTATGTTACTGCTAATTCAGCAGGGCTAAAAAGTAACTCGCCGATTATTACATTAGTGACGAGATTGCTTTCGGGATACTTTCTCCCCTCATATTGAATAGCGTATATATCACCTGTAATCGTGGTTGCCCCTGCTCTGATTATGTTTGCAGTAATGTATCTATCTGTAGGTTTATAAATATCAAGCCATACAACTTGTGCATTAGCAACTGCAATAATTTTTTTGCCTGCTAGGTCAACCGCTCCGCCCATCCCTATAGCTGCGTCCTGTTTTGCTTTAAGGAAATTCCCTGCGTTTGCCGTAGCGATAGTTGTGAATAGTACAACACCCTCGTATCCCTGCATGTCAATGACATCAGATATAACTTCGGTTGTGCCCGTTGCTGCCCCATCTTTGATTTTAGTTATTTTGACGTTTTTACTTAAATTCATGGTATTTACCTCCGTTTTTATTATTTATTGATGATTTTAAAGGAAAAAGGAGGGTTTTTAGTCCTCCTTTAATTAACTAGTTGCACACTTTAACCTCGTAAAGGCTTCAGCAAGCACTGGCATTCCGTCAACTTCTGATCTGCAAATGAATCCTGTTTGGTTAGTTTCAGCATAAAGCTCAACAAGTCTTTGAATCTGCATATCAAGTGCATCAGCTATCCAGTAATACTTAAAGCATCCAAGGATACCAGCATACAAACCATTTGTGTATGTGTTTGGACAGAAGTCAGAAGTTTCATAAGGTATCTCAAGTATTCTGTCAGGTGCGCCACCAGTGATTCCAGGCTGCCAAATATACTGACCATCAACTGCATTCTTTATCTTTCTGATAAGTTTTACTGCATCCCTGTGGAATAACCATCTTGTAGATGGGTCTTTAACATAACCTTCTTTGATACTGTATCTTGCATCTATCAGGCCGTCACCAGTAAATCCAGTCGCGCTTCCTGTTACAATATCTCTAGCTGTGCCGATACCTTTGTCTGAAGCTGTAAATAAACCAAGTGGCTTTTGATTGCCATCTCCAGTCATAAATGCATTTTCTTGAGCTACGCTATTCTTATATTGGAGTCTTTCTCTAACAAGAGTTTCAGCTTTTCCGCCTGTCTTTCTAATAAGGTCGTTTGAGATTAATGCTCTTTTAGTCAAACGATGAGTAGTTAACTCTCTCTTACCAAATAAAAGTTCTCCAAGGCTTCCAGTTTTAAGTTCAGGAGTCCACTCGTGATCGCTAAGGTCTGTATCAAGTGTAGGTACTCCCAAGCTTCCAGCTGTTGTTAACCTGAATTTTCTAGCATGTCTACGAATTACGACATCACTATCCATAGCTGTTAACATTTCGTCTACAAACTGCTGTGGAGTCAATAGATAACCGCCGCCTGTGTCTGAATCAACCTGCATTGCACGCCTTTCTGTTTCACTAAGTGAATTTGCCCCATTTCTCAGGAACTTTTCAAAAGCTGCCCTATATTCTTCTGTGCCTCTAGGGTTGTCTCTGTTTTCGCCTTCAGGTTTGCCACCCTCTGGCTTATTGTTTCTTGCTTCTTGCTCTCCAAGTTCTCTTTCTCTAGTTTGAAGCTTTTCTTCCTTGTCGATGTCCTTGGTGAGCTTTTCAATTTCTGAGTCCATTCTCTGATACTGTGTTTCGTCCTCACCTGACAGCTCTCTCTTTTCAAGTTCTGCCTTATCAAGTATCGCTCTTGAGTCAGCAACTAGTTTTGCTCTTTGTTGTCTTAATTCGAGTACGTTTTTCATGTTATCACTACCTCCGTTTTATATTTTTGATATAAGGTTCAGTTTTTTTCTTCTCATCGAGAAGCTGGATTGATTGGATTTATCTTTAGCTGCCTTGATTTCGGCAACATGAGATTCATATACTTCTTGCTCGGATCTTACACCCACACTGGATTGAGGATATGCTGCAAATGTAACAGGACTTACCTCAAAAAGTGTTGCTTCAATTACTGTACGAATTGACATTTGAGGATCTGTATCGTCCCATTCTTCTTTACCACCTTTGGCAGAAAATAAAAAAGACGAATTAGTAACATCCCCTCGTCTGATTGATTCCACAGCATCCTTACCCCAGGTAGTATCTGGTGGTTTTATATCATATCTCAGCCCGATGTCATCCTCAGTCAAAGTAAGTGTATTGTTTGTAGTTCTGCCAAGAGGCTGTCCAACGATGTGTTGCCATAAGGCTCTTATATCTCCACCAATCAAACACTTTGAGAATGCACCTTTTTTAAATTTTTCTCTAAAGAACCCATAAATAGGATCTGAAAGTTTGTCCCACTCAACAGCATAGCCAGATATTGTTGTAGGTTTACCCTCTTCAGCTCTCAATTCAATGTTCGGAGTATTGGATTGCCTTAGTTCTTTTTCATTAATATCTGTTTTCTTCACTTATTCCCACCTCCTTTATCAATTGTATTAACCAAGTTCATACCAGCCATTTCAAGTGGTACCATGTTACCATTGATATAATGCCTATCGCCTTCTGATCCTGGTATCGGATTTTTATCCTCTAACTCAAGCACATCATTAGGACTGTAGACACCATCTTGTATCATCCAATGGTATCCTTCCATCCTAGTTTTAAAATCAGCTCGAAGAAGTTTGTTGAAATTGAACTTAGCATAAAGTTTTTTACGCTTTTGTGGCATAATCAAGTCTTTATATATCGCAAGTTCTATTTTTTCAGCCCATGGATCAATGGTAAACATGATATATCTCAAACTTGCATGTTCTATATTGCTAAATGTTGCGCGCATGAAGTCCATTATCATGTCGGGCTGTACATTGAAAAATCTTGCAATTTCAACTACTTGATGTTGTCTTGTCTCAATAAACTGCGATTCATTTGGTGGAGTAGCAATTTTAGTGAATTTAGCACCTTGCTCCAAAAAAATAAGCCTGTTGCTTTTTCCAAGCCCGGCATATTCTTCGCTCATTGATTTTTTATATCTGTCAAATGCTATGTCTGACATCTTGCCATCATATTCTACGATGCCACCGGCATTTGTTCCATTACTGAAATACCTAGATGCATATTCCTCTGCGGCTATCGATAAACCAGCTGCCTCTTTGAACAACTCCACAGGATCAAACCCCTCTATCCCATTGAACGTGAATCCTTTTAAGTGAAATACGTCTTCTGGATACAAAGTATACTGTTTCTTATCAGGAGCATTGACCTTGTACATTAATTCTTTTGTGTTTGGGTTTCTGTCTTGAGTCCAACACCAGGGAGGTATTGGCCACAGCTCAACAATATCTCCATTTTGATTTCTAACAATTTCAGCAAGTCCGCCGTTTTTATATAATAATGCGAAGAACATCATTACTTGCCAGAATTCAAAAGCTGTCATTTCAGGATTAGGTAAATAATATAGGAGATGATACAAAAGTTCATCTGTGGCCTCTTCATTTCCTCGTTTAAGCTTGCGAAGCAGCTTAGGTCTTATTGATGCAACAGTCTCACTTATAAGCCTTACACATGCAAATACCGCAATTACTTTTATCGCATTGTCTGCATTAACTCTTACTCCAGCTTTACTTTCACCACCTCCAAACATATCAATTAGCCATCTTTCTGGCTTAGAAAGTGTAGATATCATGCTTCTTATTTGCAGCCATGTATTTGATATAAATGATTTTATACTCAACCGCCTCTCACCCCTCTTTCTTCATAGACTGATGTATTATCTTTGTTCACTATGACCCTTGACATGCCAGTAATAAGAGCAACAATACCATCAATCTTATAATATTCGGTGCCTTTTACATTCTTGGAATTGCCTTTCTTGATGGCTTTTGTTGGTCTTATCTGACCATTTACATTTTTTATAACTTCAAGATTCCCAAACATCCAGTTTAAAATTGGATTGTTGCCATGATTTATATGTTTGCCATGCAAATAAGCTTCAAGCTCTTCCATTGGAGGACTCATATATTGGAATATCTGCCTTAGTTCTACCATGGTCATCCCGCCAGCCGTGAGATCCGCTTCAATCATGTCGGCCAGGAATGGGTCATAGGCCATTTCCAATATGTCAAATTCTTCTTTTTGTTTCAGAATCTCCTCAGTTATGAAGTGATAATCTATTTTATTGCCTGGAGTTGTCTTTAAAAGACCCATATCAATCCATTTTCGATATGGTAAGTTATATTTTTCAACATATCTATCCACATTGTCTTCAGGGATCCAAAATGTTGGCAGTATAGAATACTTAGGATCTTCTTCTGTTGGAGTGAATATAAGTACCGATGCTGTCATATCCATTTTGGATGATAAGTCCAAACCACCATAACATTCGCGGCCTCTTAATCTTTGCCTGTCTACAATGCCAGTGTTCTCCATCCATGTTTCGTACGGTACCCATTTTGTAGACCTATATTTAACCCAAATATTAAGACGCAGCTGTTTGAAAGTTCTTTCCTCAGCTGCGTTACCTTGTACACTTGTCAAAGCTTCTTCAAGTTTCTCATATTTTACTGTTACACCAACTGAAGGATTTACCAATGACCATATTTTTCGGTCTTTCCAACCTTCCTTGTCAAATGTATTAGCTTTTAAACTCAATTCCTTAAATGTTTTATAGCCCCAGCCAGTCCATATTCTTTGTTCATCAGGGTCAACTCCGAATAAAACAGGATAAAAAGCTGGGTCTATTTTGTTTCCTAAAATTATTTGCTCTGCTTTTTCGTGTATTTCCCATCCAATACTAATACGGTCAGGATCATCCCCTGCGGTTGATATTATAATATATAATGGCTGCTCCCTGGCATCACCAGAACCGAATGTCATAACGTCATACAATCCTCGGTTTGGCTGTGCGTGGATCTCATCGAAAATACACCCTGATACATTTAGACCATGCTTGCTATATGCTTCCGATGACAATACCTGATAGAATGATTTTGTTGGCCGGTACACTATTCGCTTTTTAGAAAGTATAATGTCACAGCGTTTTTTTAGCTCTGGCTCCTGGTCAATCATTTCAACAGCAACATCGAAAACCTGAGAAGCATTTGCCTTATCTGCTGCACAGCCATATACTTCACCTAGCCATTCACCATCAGCACACAACTGCTTCAGTGCAAAAGCTGCACCCATTTCAGATTTACCCATTTTCTTGGGAATCTCTATATATGCCGTCTTATACTGCCGATTGCCATCTGGTTTTAATGTGCCATAGAGATCTCTAACAACTTTATCTTGCCAAGGCTGAAGATCAAAATAGCATCCGTGGAATTTACCTTTTGTTAATTTCAGACTTTCGAAAAAATCAACTGCTTGCTGAGCCTTTTGTTGTCCAAGTGTTTGTATATCCAAAATTATCACCCACTCAATAGGTTAGACATCTTTCCTTTCTTCTCTATGGCCTTTGGATCTGATAGCCCTGCACGATCAGATGGAGACAGTCCAAATTTAGCACTCAGCGCTGTCACATTTTTTATTGCTGAGTTTATAATTCCTACCTCAGGAATCTGTTGACGGTATCCGCTGGGGGTTACTCCAGTTAATACCTTAAGCTTCTTCATGTCAGCATAGGCTTTTCTAATTAATCCGACTGAGATGCATAAGTTTATAAAATCCAAAGTATCAATATCTGTCAGCAGTCCATACTTCTCCATTTTAGGAGCCATCTCATACCATACTGCTTTTGCATATCTATCAAACCATTTCGGGCAAGGGTCCGCAATAGGGATTGGTTTGACTTCATTT